CTATATAGATATACTATTATATGCTCATAATATGATAACAAAAAATAACTTTCTTATTTACCTCTTTCTTGAATAAATAAGAAAAATACATTCTCTTGTATAGAAATAAATCCATAATAAATTCTCCTTTGGGTTTTTGTATAGAAACTCTTTTTATTATGATAAATTGCTTTAACTAGTTTTTTATGTATGTGTACGATTAACTTGATGCTTATGCTATAACTTACAAAGACGCTTATATTAGTATATTCTATATAGAGTAATTTTTATCCCATATAAAAGTCTCTTTTTCCAATAGCCCATGTACCCTTGATTATTTGAGGAGTACATGGGCTATTTTTTTTTTTAATTCTTATTTTGTAATAACTAAATGATAATTCGTTATATTCCAACAGCTAATGTAAATATAGAAACAAGGAAGTGATCATAAAGACTTGCCTAAAGAAAAACAAATAGTAAAACTTAAAGTACATTATCACTATGATACAGAGAATGTATCTTTTATAAAGATGTATAAAATGCTTAAAGAATTAGGTATTAATAACAATAAGTTTTTCTTAAAGATATACGATACTAGCATAAAAGACTTAGATCCATTTGATGAGGACAACCTGGCTATAGAGGAAAAGGTTAAAATAAAGCAAGAAGTAAGGAGGAATCCTTGGTATTTCCTAAGAGAAATTGTAAGGATACCAGTTCCAGGTGGTAATACTAAGTATAAGCTTCATAGGGGAAATTTAGCTATTAATTTCTGTATGCTTAATAATATTAACTCTTTAATAGAGTTACCTAGACAGAACTATAAGACACAAAGTGTTTTATGCTTAATGGTATGGATATATTGTATATCTACTAGAAACTCTGAAATAGCATTTCTTCATAAGAAGTATGAAGATAGTAAGATGAACTTAACTAGATTTAAGAACATACAGAAGTTATTACCATCTTATCTCTTACCAGAAAAATCTAAAGATGATATCGATAACTTAGCTTCAATACGTAATAGTAGAGGTAATACTATATTAGCTAAAAACTCCGCTATAAGTGAAGAACAGGCAGATATCCTTGGAAGAGGTAATACTACTGCTATAGCATTTTATGATGAAATAGCTTTTATAAAATATTTACATACTGTTTATACTGCAGGTGCACCTGCCCAGTCTTAAGATATTAAAGGGACTTGGTTAAATTATTTTAACTGCTGGAACATATAAAACTAGCAACGAAAGTACTTTTTTTTTTATAAAAAAAAAAGTATTACGCTCAACGACTATCGAACAGACCATTTAAATAATCAAGAGGTCTTAGTAGAGTAGAAAATATATATTAGAAAAGAGCAAAAAAGAAAGGCTTACGAATAAACCTTTCCTTTTATTTTTTTTATGAGAAGATACTATTAAAGTTCTCCCCATGATTTAGGGTTGAATTCATCATAGAGCTTTTCTACTCTGTACTTAAGTTCTTCTTTTTCTATCTCCCTTCTCTTTCTATCGTTCTCACCTTTATTATACTCACGTATAACAGAGCTGATACGATCAAGACGTTCTGGAGTAAGAATTTTTGAAAGAGCGAAAATTATCTCTTTCAACTCACTTGCAGAGTACTCTATCGTGAGTTCTTCTAATGCGAACTTTGCATTGTTCTCTACGTTAGCTAATTCGATGTTTTTCATTGTAAATTTCATTTCTGTTACCTCCTATGAATTTACTGTCCTATAACTTCTTGGGATAAATTTTGTGGATGTGTGTGTTTATGTTACCAAGCAATAACGTATAAGAATATATTTCTATATTCACTAATATAATATATGATTGAAGAATGTATTTATTACGGTTTTATTTCTAATATAGATTTTCGAAAAGGATAATATTAAAGATATAGTCTACTTAATAGTATAATAACTAATAAGGCAAGCTGCTTTAGAAGCAGAAGAGAACGGCAAGCCTCACTTTAAGGTAATGATAACTACACCTGGAGATGTGTTAACACCTCATGGTCAGTATTGTAAAGAAAGTCTTATAGGACAAGCTGCCACATTTGATGACCGTATGTATGACTGGAACTTAGAAAAAATTAAAGATTTTATCGATAAAAATTCAGAAAATGACATCATGTACATCAAGTATAGCTATAAGGAGTTAGGAAGAAGTGAAGCATGGTTTAGAGATCAGTGCAGGTCTTTAAATAATGACCAATCTAAGATTAATCGTGAAATATTGCTTCAATGGAATAGGTCAACTGACCTCTCTCCATTTGCTCCTGAAGATATAGATAGACTACGTTCTTATTCTGGTAACGTGCTATCTTCTCTTGAAGTAATAGAAAACTACTTTTTACATATATATGAAACATTTGATTGGAATTCTAAGCTATTAATAGGAGCTGACTTTGGTGGTTCTACTACTAAGGATTCAACAGCTATTAGTATAGTAGACCCTATAACTCTTCATGTATTAGCAGACTTTAAGAATAATAAAGCTGATCCTATAACAATAGCTGATATCTTATATGCTCTTATGTCTAAATACTTTCCTAATAGTGTCTTTGTTCCAGAACAAAATGCCTATTCAGAAGTTGCTATCAGCTTATTATTAAAAACTGATGTAGCTAATAGGATATACTATGAATATAAAGACCGCATAGTAGAACAGAAGATGGAAAACGGGGTCATAAAAAAGGAAAAAATTAAGACAAAGGTATACGGTGTCCAAACCAATGCCAAGACAAGACCATTAATGATGGATATAGTATTCGATATAGTTAATGAAGGCTATAAAGATGTAATATCTCCTGAAGTAATAGAAGATATAGCAGGTCTTGAAAGGCATAAGAATAAGATAGAACATTCTGACCATACACATGATGATAGCTTATTTTCTTACTTAATGGTTAGGTATGTATATGCTTATGGAGTAAATCTTGCTAGGTTTAAAATATATAAACCTATTAATAGTAAAGTAGAAGATAAATCTAACTTAGGTAATAGATCTGATGAAGAATTCGTTAGGAACTTTAGTAATGTATTACAAGCTAATTTCAGCAATAGGAAGATAGAAAATCAGACAAATATGCAAGAGTCTATAATTAATGAATTCTTAGAACTCCAAAAGAGGCAAAAGGACTTGGAAGACGAGAAGAAGATACTTAATAATAATAGCGTTAAGACAGATAGGTTTGCTTCTATATTCGCTTTAAATAGGAAGTTATAAAGAAAAAAAGAAAGAGGACAACTGACGTTCTCTTTCTTTTTTTTTTCTTTAAGAAGAAATTGATTAATGATTATCTCTTTTTAAAAGCATTACAGAATCTTCTGTAGAAACCATATAACCATAGAAGCCATCTTTATATAATGATTTCACATTTTCCTCCTTAACAAACATACGCTCTCGGTTACTGAATATAGCTACAGTGTTACCGCTTTTAAAGACGAAATTTTCTACACGAGACCATTCAGGACTGATATGATGAGATTTAGTAATACGGTAATTACATCTCTCTTCTTCATCAGCATCCCAATATTCAACAAAATCTTGGACACCATCAACAACTTCAAATTCTTCATAGACTTCTTCAATTATTTTAACAACTACTTCTCTTGTAGCTGCTCTAAGTCTTTCGCCGATTTTTATTTGTTCAATCTTACGTCTAGCCTCTGCAAGTTCTTTTTCTTCATAGCAGCTCATTACAGAAGAAGTTTCTTCTTCTCTTCTAAGATTTTCTTCTACTTTATTGTCCATATACAGAGCGTCTTCTACACATATTCTTAACATTTTTATTACCTCCTAAATGTTTTCTATATATAATGTATGTGAGATATAACTTATTTACATTATTATAATAGACGTTTGATAAGTTACTTGTTACGCTTTTAGGTATTATTAGATATATAACTTTTAAATAAATATTTTAAAAACATAAGAAAGGAACATACAAAAACTTGATTGAAAATAGTTATAAAGATGTAGATGAGGAAGACCTTGTAACATTAACTGAATTAGAAAGTGATGAGATAATTAATAATCTTAAGGATGAGTTAATTATGGAAAACATCTTAGAACAGATAAAGAATCCTTTAAATACTCCTAATAAGAATTATCTTGAGTTATTCGAAACAAGGTATATCTATTTAAGGATGGTATATATAGATAGCACATCTTTTATTAATAAATTAGATGAAGTTAAGGTAACTATGTATAACGATATATTTAAGAAAATCACTGATAAGTTCTTTATAACTTATGATGATACCAATATTGACATTATTGCATGTGCTACTGATTTATACGATTTCTTTATCCTAAACTTTAAGGACAACTTGGTTGATTTCATTACTTCAACAATTACTAAAGAAAAGAAATCTCTTGCATTAGAACTTAATAATACAGATAGTACTAAAAAGCTAGGTTATATTGCTTTAAGGAAAATTCTTAAGAATAAAGATGATGCTCTTATAATATCTAATGTAACAACAGCTATTAATAACATTATAGGACGTGATGTTAAGGGAATAGATATTATAAAGCAAATCTGTAAGTTAGATATCGATGAAGCAACTAACTTTAGAATATTTAAATACTTCTTTAATGATTTCTCCTTGAATATAGAAGATAACTTCATTAAGATTTTCTTTTCTTCTTTACTTAATAAAGAAGAAGGGTATTCTTTTATCATTAATACCATTAAGTCAGAATTATTAAACATTGCACCAAAAGTATAAACAAAAAATGAAAGGAATTTCCAACTAGGTATAGAGACATGGAAGATATGAAAACTTTAGAAAATAACGACATAACAGAGCTTAATACTATAGGAGGACATGAAGATTTAGAAGATCCTAACCTTATAGGAGGACATGAAGATTTAGAAGATCCTAACCTTATAAGAGGACATGAAGATTTAGAAGATCCTAACCTTATAGGAGGACATGAAGATTTAGAAGATCCTAACCTTATAGGAGGACATGAAGAGACTTACTCTTTATCTTCAGCTGAAATAGATATAGAAGAACTCGATAAGTATAATGAAGAGATAGATAAAGAACTTAAAGAGATGCTTGAGTTAGGTGAAGTATCTATAGAAGAGCATGAGAAGTTTGAACAGGAATTAAGAGAAAAAGCTGAAGCATTACCTGATGATCTCTTTAAAGAAATAGCTGACGCTAAATTAAATGAACTCTTGGAGAATAATAAGAATATATCTCCTGATGAGCGTATAAGATATAGGCATGAAATCATCAATAAATTGAAATTTTATGAAACCCTTTCAACAGAGTTTGAAAAGGAAAATAAAGATTTCAATGAAAAGATGAAGGCTAATAGAGAAGAGCTTAATGACTTATTTAAGGTTATGAACTATAAGGAAGCCTTGGATAAGATAAAAGACTTAAAGAAGTTAGCTAAAGAAGAAAATAAAACAGTTATGTTTACCTACTATGATAAGATGGAAAATGAGATAGAAAGTATTTTCTATTTAAAGAACATGAAAAAGAAAATCATTAATAAGCACTTAGGTAGTAAACATACTACAGAAGTTGTTAATAGTAGATATGATAATGAGTTCAAAAAGTTTTCTATTAATCTTAGGAAGAATAGAAAGTATAAGTTCTTAAATCCTGAACCTTTATTAGAGAAATTATCTTCATTTCTTCCTGAAGAAGATGCTTATATAGCTAAAACATTTCTTTACTCTTTATGTCGTTATGTTAATTCAGGAGATGGACAGAAAAACGTCGAAAATAATGCTATATTCTTAGAAGGAATTATTAAGAATATTTATTTCTTAGATAAAGATGATGAGGAAATCTTTAATAAGGAAAATAAGGATATCTTCATCGAAAATATATATGATTATGTGCATATGATTAGAGAGGATTAATTATAAAATTATATAAGAAGGTGGTTATAATAAAATATGGCAAAACCACAAGATAGTTTTTTTACCAACTTTAGAGAAAATAAAGATGGTCAGGTAGAATTCGTAGGTAAATATATGGAAGTATATGTGCCTTTGAATTATTTTGAAAGTAAATTTGCTTCATATGTAGATGATAAGATAGAAACTTTAGGTATTTTTCTAGTAAGGGTTTATCAGAATGAAGAAAAGAAGGGTAATGCAATAAATCATGTTTATAAGCTTCCTTCCTTAATTCTAACAAGACCTTCTGATACTCATAAACAAGCTTTAACTGTTAACGGTAAGACTAGCGACTATTTAGTCATGAAATATTATAAAGGGGATATATTCTTATATTCTACTACTATTATTCAGTCAAAAGCTCTTGCCAACCAGTATATAAATTTTTATCATAATGGAAAATTACCCGATTTCCTATCTTATGATGACTCCATAAAGATAGAAATAGAAGCAACTCAAATTAATAAGTTAGGTTTTCCTGTACCGTCTGTATTGCTTGAGTGTATGGCTAGCGAGATATATAGGAATAAAGATGATTTAAGTAAGCCTTTTAGGTTTAGTGCTGCAGAAGATGTAGAAGATGCTGGAAAGTATGACTTTAAGATGATATCTGTAACCCAGATTCCAACTTATACTAGCACATTTGCTTCTGTAACATTTGAGGATATAGATTATCAGCTCATTGCATCAGTAAATAAGACTAAATATAATAGGGAAGAAATAATTTCTCCAGTAGAGAAAACTATTAAGTACTAAATTATAGGGAATAAGCTACAGTTTGCTTATTCCCTATTATAAATTCTGTATTTCCATATAGTAATACCTCAACAAATAAATAAATGTAAATCATTATATTATTTATTACATTAATATATTTTAAATAAAAAAATTTTTTAAAAAGAAATGGAGGATTTAAAATGTCTATTTCATATTCACACCCATATATACAGACAAATATATATGATGATAGTGAAGTAACTGTGACTAGTACATCTACTGAAAATCCTATATTATATCAGCCATATTTTTCTGAAAGAGGAGTATCAGGTGTTGTTGAAGAATTTACTGACTTATCTACTTTTATCTCTCAGAAGGGTACACCTAACTTTAAGAAATATGGTCAGACTCAGTATAATATAGTCAACTGGCTTAATAATGCTGGAAGAGTATTTGCAGTAAGACTTACACCAGAAGATGCTACATATGCTAATATAGCATTAAATGTTAAGACAAAACCTTCTACTAAAGAAGTAGAGGATGTAGCAGAAGATGGTTCATATACTACAAAAATTATAAATACTGTTGATATTAAGTTAGAAACAGTTAAGTTTTCAAGTTTAGTTGATACTTCTTCATCTTCTCTTGAAGTACTCATTAACGAAGTTGATGGTGCAACAGATGATGAAGGATATACTAGTCATATCTTATTCATCCTTAGTTGTAAGGGTAAGGGTTCTTATGGTAATAACCTTACTATTAGAATTACCCAGAATTCAGGTTATAATAAGACATATGATTTTGCTTGCTATAACCTTACAGTTATGGAAACTAAGTCTAACGGTACTATTAAGAATACTCAAGGACCACTTGGCTTCTCATTCTATCCTGAAGCATTATCTATGGCTGGTTCAAGCTTAACTATGAAGCAGATAATAGAGAACTATTTTGATACTATTAACTGCTACTTTAATGAAGAAGGCTATGATACTTTAGTAGATACTATCATGTCAATAACAGATAATGCTTATGATATTACAGGTGCTATTGACTTATTGTTCGGTGACGACAATATAACTGTAGATGCCACAGAAGCTTCTTCATTATTCTCTTATAATGGAGTATATCTTGAAGATGGTAATGATGGTACATATGGCTCTAGATATACTGACCCTTCATTTGCTACTGATAGAGATGAACTTCTTATCTCTGCTTATTCAGGTGAACTTAATCCAGAAATTTTCGATAAGAAACGTTTCCCTATAGATGTTTTACTTGACTATAACTCTTCAGAAGTAGTTAAGAGTTCTATCTATGATTTTGTTCAGCAAAGAGGAGATTGCATTTGTATCTTAGATACAGGCGATATTGCAACACCTTCTGGAACAGTAGCATGGAAGCAGTCTAATCTTAATATAGATGGCGATACTACATCTTATCTTGGAAGTATCTGGTCTCAGATGCTTACATTATTCGATAAGTATACTTCTACTGATATTACAGTATCTCCTACCTATTTCTTAGCTAATAAGATTCCTTATAATGATAATAATTATGGTATTCAGTATCCATTTGTAGGTCCGAATAGAGGTATCATAACTGGTTATAAGTCTATCAACTGGACTCCATCCGAGGAACAAAAGGAACTTCTTTACGATAACAGAATTAACTATATCGAAAAGAATTATAGAAATACCAGATTTATGAGTCAGCTGACTACTCAGTCAAAGACTACTGCCTTATCAGACCTTAACCATGTTCGTGCCATGCTTAAGATTATACGCAGTGTAGAAGAACTCATGGAAGGTTATCTCTTCGAATTCGCTAATGATGATACCCTTACGAGAATTAATTCTGCATTGGAAAATACTCTGTCTAACTGGGTAACCAATGGTACTTGCAAGACATGCTCTGGTACTTGCTCACAGACAGCTATTGAAGCAGAAAATAAGACTGCTCATGTAACTATTAATATCGTATTTACTGATGTTATCGAAAAGATTATTATCGATATTAACATCACTAGATAATATAGCAACAGGACATTAAAATTTATATGAAAGGAATGAAGATATTATATGGCTTTCAGTTCACAAGATAATATAAGATCTGCTGCATTTTCTAATGGTCTTGGTGCTAATGTAGATTATACAACAGATAATTTGTTTACTGGCGTATGGCGATTAGATCAATCTAATTTAAATAAATTCGACCCATTTGTCGGTGGCTATGCGGGCATAGTATGGACTCAACTTCCAGCTTTTTGGGATAAAGCTGATAGTGGTAGTGGTATGACTGCTCAGTTTAAAGCTCTTACTGAAAGAAACTTTAAGGCATTTTCAGGTATTGGTGATTTAACTCTTGATACAGATGCTCTTAGTACAGGTTTTGCAGGTAATGAACTTCCAGTAGCTACTAACATAAAGAAAGAAAATACTACATTTACTATAAAGCATTACGAACTGGCAGGTTCTCCTATAAGAGAACTTTATCAATATTGGATTACTGGTATAAGAGACCCAGAAACAGGTCTTGCAACATATCATGGTGCTATAGCTAATGGTATGGTCTATAGTATGAAGAATCATACAGCGGAATTACTTTACATAGTAACAGACCCTTCATTTGCTATAGGTGGTGCTATAGGTATAGAATTTGCATGTTATTATACTAATGTATTTCCTACTAAGATTCCTCAAGACCATCTTAACTACTCTTCAGGTGATCATGCCATAACGGAAATTGACCAAGAGTTCAGAGGAAATTACCATCAGAGTTCTGCTATTAATAACCTTGCAGTAACAGCTATGAAGAGCTACACTATCACTAAGACTTATGGTGATTATAATGCTTTCACTAGTACTACAAGTAATCTTAATACAGGTTATAATGAAGTATAAAAGGTTTTCAAAATAAATTTTTATATAGGTATAGAATCTTACTATAGATTCTATACCTATTTTTTATTTATAACGGCATGGCTTATTGACTATTCACCCTCGTTACCGTTAGGATTTGAAATTTTACTTTCAAGTCTTTCTCTAACAGCTTCTTCTTTAGTAGAATAGTATATGTCTTCGATTTCATTCCAGTCTATATTAGGAATATATTTCTTATTCATTTCTTGTGTAAACTTAAACTTATGCTCGTTATTAGGATTTTGATCATTTTGGTCGAACATAGCTTCTGTTATAGCTTGTACTATACTATTACCTGTATTAATCTGGTCAGCTAAATTTGTAGCATTAAGAGATGAAGGAGAAGGGAAATTAACTTTAATAGCTGAAATATCTACTGAATTAATTTCTTCTGAATATTCATCATCTCCTGAAGTATTAGAAACTTCTTTATTCTTTAACTGTTGTTTCTTAATCTTTTTATTTTCTTTTATTTCCTTATCACTAAATAACTGAACGGTAGAAGAACCGAATTCATTCTCATATAAGGTCTGATAAAGAGATGAAAAAGGTGCTGTAAGCTTTTTCTGCTTAACTATAACACCACGTAAGAATATTCCATTTTGCATTGAAAGAGACCTAGAGAATTCTATTTCATCTGCGTAGTTAAGCATGGATGCAGGAATACCTATACCTGAAATCATAGTTTTCCTTAAATATTCCATAAGATCATTATCTAAATCTACATTTAATCCTGCAGTAGTATCTATCTCAACTGCTCTCTCTCCATTTACTGTTGGAATATAGTAGTTGCTATTACTACCTATAGTGGTAAATATACTATCTATAGATTGCGTATCAGAAATCTTTACATCTTTTGTTTCAACATCTCTTATAAAAGAATTTACTACTCCTTCAACATCTTCGGAAAGACCTGTATCTATATAGAACGTCCTATGTTCTTGTGACCTTGAAATCTTAGTTAATAAGGTAGTAACCAATACTGAAAGATAGAGTTTAGCAGTAAAGCATATATTCTTTAATATAGAGACACCATATCCATCTGCACCTTCTTCAACCATTAAATGTTTAATAATGTTAGGTTCAAAGTATGTTATCTGAATATTATTATTGTATATGTAATCTTTCTTTAATAATTCATAGATAATAGTTTTGAATTCTTTGTTATTAGCTATGAATTCCTTATCAATTTTCTTTCCTATATTTTTAGCGAATAAATCTGTAATAAGCCTTATCTTAGGGTCATCTATCATGGAGGTATCAGAAGATGTAAGGTCAACTGTTTGTCTAAGAGTTAATGCAGAGTAAACATTCTTAGGGTGTATTAATTCATTTTTTCCACGAACTTCTATATAGAAATAGCCATACACCACTTCACCTATTTTTATCTTAATAACCCTATCAGGTTCTAATGTCTTAATATAAGAACCATTAACAAAACTACCCTCAAAATTTTTATTCTTAGAAGCTTTTCCTTCAATAGTACCTGAATTAGAGAGATTTAATTCCTTATTAGTACTAAAAGCAAACTTATTATCCTTATTTACCTCACTAGAGAAGCTCTTAATAATAGATAAATCATCTTCCATTATTACATTAGGATTTGAAGAGAATTTAATATTATTATTAAGGATATCAGCAATCTCGTTCTTTAAGGAGGTCTTATAAGATTCGGAATTGTAATTCTCTGATAACTCCTTATTAGAAGAGATTTTATCCTTATAGATTTCCTCTAATAAGTTAAAGTCATTTTCGGATATAACTACACTACTTTCATTTAGTATTGTAGATTCATCCATAATCTTATATTCAGTTCCTTCTTTAAGGATTCTATTGAACTCGTCTTCTAATTTTAAAATAGCTATGAACTCATCACCATTTACAAGAGTATTAGTTATCGTTATACATTAAAACTATACTTGCTTAAGGTATAGATAAAAAGTTAATAATTTTATTAACCCTCTTTCCTTCCATCATCGATTCTCTCTATCGAAAGATATCTAAGAAGGCTCACCCCCAGTAACGTCTGGGTAATATAATATATTTATTTAAGAAATATATTATAGGTATTCTTTTTAGGATTATTTTATGAAATCTTATTTATTCTTCTTAACCTTT